GTATTTGCCAGGCAACCAGATACGAGTGGTTCTGCCGGTTCAATTGATTTGCCACATCGTCGGGCAGACGCAATCGGCACGCGCCACGGCTTTGAACAACTTGCTCGATGATGTGATTGCAGTTTTGAGCGTGGACACAACGCGAGGGTCCAAAGCAATCTCAACCACGGTAGTCTCGGCAGAGACGGACGAAGGTGCGCCTGGTGCAATCGGCGAGGGGTCGATGGTCTTGGCTGTTGAGGTCGCTTATATGAGAACGAGTGGGCAATCGTAGGAGGTTGGGATGAAGGTGAAATTTATGGGTGCCAACCCTGTAAAATTTGGCGATGTTAAGGTCCAGGTGGGCGATGTCCTAGACCTCGACCAGAAGACAGCCGAAGAGGCTTTGCGCGGTGGTTTGTTCGTTACTGTTGAACCAGCCAAACCAAAAGCTAAGCCGAAAAAGAAAACTACGACAAAAATTGAAGAGGAGAGCTGAAAATGGGAACTTCAACAGATCATGCGTTGGGCAGGAATTTACGGTTCTTCTCCGTCAAAGAAGACGCGGCTTATCCGGGTGGGCGCTACGGGACGGATAACCAAAAAGCTCTGGCAGGCGGCGACGCTGCCAAGGTTCTGTCTACTTCGATTGAGTTTACCGTTGCGAGAAATCCTCGAATGGATGCCCGAGGAAGCCGGGCGGTTTTGGAGCGGATCACGGGGAAGCAAGAAATTAGCTGGAGCTGTGAAAGCTATCTTCTTCCGAAGAGCGGCGCAGCGCCAGACATCGATCCTTTGATTGAAGCAGCGATGGGCGGGACGTTTGGTACCCCAACCAACGGCTATACTTTGTCGAGCGTAAACGACTTGCCTACTTGTCGAATTGCGCGAACGGCTGACGGTGTGTTTCGTGAGGACTTGTTTGGTGCGTGGGTTGAGGAAATGTCTATTTCTGCATCCGGCGGCGAAGAGCCTAAAATCTCGTTCAGTGGCGGGGCTTTTAACTACGCCTTAACCGGTACAGGCACGACTCACGCAGCCTCGTCGGTCACGACTACCTCGGTGCCTCTTGTCACCGGGGACGGTGTTAATTTCATGGTGGGTTCATGCATCGATATTAACGGCGGCTCTACCATCGTGACGGCAAAAACTGCGGTGGATACGCTTACTGTTAAAAGTGGCACATATACCAACGACGAAGCGATCATCCCCGAGACTTACGCCGAGACAACTTCGGCACAGCCGCCTGTTAACGGTATCGGTGGTCAGCTTACTTTGGGGGGCGCGGGGGTGCCTATCACGGGCATCGAGTTCACAATGACCAACGGTGTCAAACCCTTTAGCGATCAAGCACTCACAAAAGGCACCGAGGATTTTGTGGCAGGATACCGGACGTGTTCTGGCACGGTGACTATCCGCGCTCGCAAGGACCTCATTAAGCGCTTTTCTCAGCGCTACGTTCAATTGAGTGCCACGGCCAATCCGGCATTTACCGGCGAATCTGCTGACTTCGAGATTTCTGTAGAGTTTGGAAACGTTACCGGTCAAGTGGTCGTTTTGAACATACTGAATGCGGAACTCGACTTCGGAGCTATCGATGTTCCAGAAGCCGAAGAAGCCATTTTGAACATTCCGTTTACGGCTCTAGGCGACTCCAGCACGCTGGACGAGTTTAAGCTCTTGTGGAACCAAAACCCTAGCTAACCAATCACACGGGGAAAAACATGTCTGTGATGAATGAAGAAGACGCGGTGCTTTACGTACCGGAACACGGTGACAATAGAGATCTACCCGAAGAGAAGCAGGTGACTGTTTCAATCCTTCCGATGACGGGGGGAGAGTTTCGATCGTACACTCGGGCAGTGAACAGTAAGAAAAACAACCTCGACAAGGTTGTGGAACGCATCATTAACGAGCGAGTGGTTTCTGTCACAAACTACGAAGATATCCGAGGGCGTCCTGTCACCACAGGCGAAGACCTTTTTGACCAGGCAGAAGTCGCTTTCATCGATGAGGTGTTTTCGGCTCTGACCGAGATCAGTGTGCTGAAGGGCGGACTGAGAAAAAAATAGAGATCGCTCTGCGTCTTGTCTTCAGCGGTGACTCGAAGACAAAAGAGTGGGGATGCTCACGATGTAAGGGCGAAGACTACGAAGAGGGTGATAAGTATCGGAAGATACGAAATTGCGACACGGAGGATAATGAGAACATCGCCTGGGAATGGATGCCGTCACTAAGACGGTGCCCGTTTAGCCAAATCACTGATCAAGTCTGGGAGATCTTACAGTGGTGGGGCGAGTTCAAAGAGCTTGGGGCTTTGCCGTGGGGCGGGTCGGATTTGATGGAGCAACCAGCCTATGTCTTAGAGGCTTTCAATATGTGTATTGAACTCAAAGGCAAAATCGAGCTGGAAGGGCATAAGAAGTCTGAAAGGGAGCGAGAACAATGGCAGCGTCGGAACGCAAAGTCGGCATCACGCTCATCCTGAAGGATAAGATGTCGAAGTCTTTGACGAAGGCTGATAAGCAAGCAAAGAAACTACGTAAAAGCGGCGATGACATCATAAAGACTTTCAAAAAATCTTGGAAGCCTTTTGCGGTTCTTACCGGGGCTATTACTGGAGCCGCTGCCGCTGTTTTTATCCTGAATAAAAGGGTCGCAAACTTCGGCGATACGATGATCAAGAGCGCTCAGCGCCTTAATCTCAGCACCGATGCTTATCAAAAATTCGACCACGCTATGCAGCTAAGCGGAACGAGCATGCAAGCAAACCGGGGCGCTTTGACTCGTTTTGCTCGAACGGCTCGCGACGCGGTGAACGGTGTTAAGATTGCCGAGGAAGCCTTTATTCGATTAGGTATTTCTGTGCGTGACAACGATGGGTCTTTCAAGCAAACCGAAGAACTCATGATGGAAGTTTCTGACGCATTTGCGACAATGCCTTCGACCATCGAGAAGACTGCTTTGATGATGGATTTGTTCGGGCGTAGTGGTGCCCAGATGTCGCAATTCTTATCTCTGGGATCTGAATCTCTGAAAGAGGTCGGGAGGGATGCGGAGCGCCTTGGCGGTATCATGAGCGAATCAGCCGCTAAAGGGGCCGAGAAATTTATCGATGCTCTGACTCGTATGGAATTGGCTTTTGATGGTCTTTTGCGAGACATAGCCGAGACCACTCAGCCGATGTTCACCAAGGCAATGGAGTCTATGGCTAACTCTATTGTGAGTCTTCGAAAAGCCTTCATGCCGGTTTACAAAGATTTCATGAGAAACTCCAAACAAGTGGCCCAAGTCGTGATCCCTATCATGGGGTGGATGGGGCAGGCGGTTATTGGCTTCGGCACAACGGTGGCTTTGACGTGGAAAGCCATTTTGATGACTGGCAACCAGTTAATTTCTGGTTTTATCAGAATGAATAACGCGGTGCTGAAGGCTTTTGAGTGGGTTACGGGCATAACTATCGCCCCTTTGGCTGATGACTTTGGGCAGACAGCGCTCGAAATCGACAGCGAAATGGCTAACATCATCGACGCAAGCGCTGCCGCCATGGGCGCGATCGACAATCTGACTGACGCGGTGATGAACGTAAACACGAAGATCTACACGACAGCCGATTCCGTAGACAAGGCGCGTGATGCGGCAGATAAGTTAGGGACGATCAGCAAAAAGCTGACCGACGAAGAGCTGGCGAATTACAAAAAGATTTTGGATTGGCGCAAAAGAGCTACAGAGGATTACAACGACGCGGTGAAAAACGCGGCGGATGCTCGCTTTGCTTATCAGGTTATGATCACCAACAAGGTGGCGGAAGAAGAGGAAGAGCTTCAACAGAAAAAGCTACGACACCTAGAGGAGCTTCGCTCTGAGGCCGAAGAAACCACAATGCGCTTTGCAAAAGCGGGCGCTTCGATAGGGGATGCCTTTATCTCTGGGTTTGAAGCCGCTGAAGAAGGTCAAAGCCGCATGATTGAGGGGCTTAAAAGTGCCGCTCAAGAGTCTATCAACATCGGCCTAGACGTCATGGAAGAGCAGGTTATCAATTACGCGAAGACGGCAGCGGCGGGGGCGGCGAGTTCTGTTTCCAGTATTCCAGTTATTGGCCCAGCGATGGCGGCTGCCGCCGCCGCCGCAATGTTTGCTCTGGTCAAAGGCTTCATAAATATGGGCTTCTCTAATATGGCCGAGGGTGGTTTTGTGACTGGCGGTGTCGCAAATCGAGACTCGGTTCCAGCCATGCTAATGCCGGGCGAATATGTGATGAGCAAGAAAGAAGTGGCTGCCGCGCAAGGCGGGGGAGGTCCGGGGGGAGCCCCGGTCTTTAACATCGAGCTATCTTCTTCGCTCCCCCCGTCTCGGGCTGAGATGAAGAAGTTCGTTCGCCAGAACATTGTCCCGGCTCTTAGGGAGCTACGCACTCAGGGGATGTACTGATGGCATATGCACCAGCGGCTCTGACAGCCGCAGAGATTGCGGGCTTCGATAACGACAAGCCTATGATGGTAGTCCAGCAGCTTCTTACCCCCGGCACAGCTTTGTGGAGTGCGAACGGGACTACGGGCGGGACTAATAAAACGGACGAGAATTACCCGATCACGCGAGCTTATGACGACATAGGATCGCTGCAATCTAGGTCTGATAGCGAGCAGGTTTCTCATCGCTATCTCGTTTTTGATCTTGGCTCTGGGAATGAAATATCTTTCGATACTTGTTTGATTCTCAATCACAATTTGAACTCAGCCGTATTTACGTCAGTGGCTTTAGAGATTTCTAACGACGATTTCAGCAGCGAGATAGAAATCTACAAGTACACGGTTTCGGGTACTTCAGATGACCGGCTTCTTTGCATGAACCTGAACAGTGCGGGAGGTTCGAGCACCTATGATCCAAGCGGCACAGCACAGAGATATTCAGGCGTTCGCTACGTAAGGCTGAAAATCATAGACGATGCATCGGACGCTTTAGCTTGTGGTATCGGTGAGTTGGTTCTCGGGACGCGCTACCAACTCCAACGTAACCCCGATCTTAATTGGAACAACAAAAACGAGTTGAGCAAAGTTACCGACTTCGCAAGTTTCACTGGGCTCACCAAACGATATGTTTTCTATCGAGGTCAAGCGGTTAGAAGCGTCGCCATGGGGATGTCGGATAGCGCGGAGATTGCGGTTGTGGACAATTGGTTTAACGACATCAACGAAGGCACCAGGCCTTTTGTCTGGATCGATACCCCTAGTAGCGGAGCGGAAGCTCGCTTAATGTTATTAGACGACGCTGCGCTGAACTTCCCTCTCGTTGGTCCTTACGAGCGGACACTCCAATTTAGCGTGGCTGAGCAACCTCCTTTCTTGTCGAGAGAATAGATGGCTGGTAGTCCTCATGCGGATTGGCTCGCGGCGATGCGGGCGGCAACGGTTGACGTCGTAGTTCACTGCTCTAT